TGTCAGCGTGGTAAGCGGAGTTCGTCATTGGTGTTCGGAGTCCAGTGTGTGAGTTGCCGTAGTCAGTGGTTGAATATGAATATTAAATCTATTGATAATAATAATAATAATAATAAATAATTGTGGTTAAATATGTATATATGTGTGTATAAGTGGATAAATAATGGCTCTAACGGGAATAGCCTGCCCGGGGGAAATCGCATTGATAAACCTAAAGATTAAATACTTGTGAATAATAATGATAATAACTTAATTGTCGATAAAATAAGGCTTAGTTTTAGTGTTATGGTCAATAAATAAATTCCTATTATAAGGCATAGATAATAGTTGTTTAGTGGATAGTTGTGGATACTGCTTATACAATTTGATAATTCTACTCATCAGATGTTGTTCTATTTCTGTTAGGTCCATGATATCTTCATCAGCCGTGATCATGGATACTGTTGTTTCTTGATAATCTTCGTTCATAGCAGTGTCCTTACGTGATAACTTAATAAAATAAATAAATGCTTTCTCTAAATATTCATATTCTAGCTTTCTGTGTTTGATGATCAGTTCTTGAGCGTGCGGAACCATGTTTAATTCAATCATTTTAAAATATATATGTTTAAAAAGTAAGCCTAATGGGGTTGTTTTGTTCATCATCCACATTCCGTGCGCATTTTCGAGTACATATATCCAATAGTTACGCGTTGTTACAAATGTCATTCCAAATTTCTCCACTGTTTTCCTGATGTGTTTCATAGTGGTATATCTCCCTTCGGCTGTTAAAACTAATTTGGTTTGACAAAATTCTACATTATGGATGTTTTCCGTCGATTCTTTCATTTTCGTCTCCATATTCATTGTTCTTAATATTGCTTCTGCCATTCTGATGTTGACTGGTTTGTTTGTAAATAAAATAAAATCATCGCCATTGACTATATATTCTCCATTAATTCCTAGTCTATACATTAATTCCGATAAAATTGCGATGTTGATTATGGAGTTTCCAAATGATGTGTCTACGTCCCCTGACATTCTTGATCCTTCTACTGTGTACTTGTCTCCGTGTCTTGATCTACATTTGTTGATGATTGTTCTTTTACTTAGTCGTTTTAGTTCTGCGTTGTTATTGTAGCATGCTGCGTAGTATTTGTGAGTCAACTCTAGAAGTTCTTTTGTGATGTGCGCGTCAAATGTGGTGTGGTCGCCTTCTGTCTTGTATTGCCATTTAAGTGATAATTTTGAAATTCGATTTGCTATTTCGTCAGGTGATCCCTTGCCAAAATGATCCCTGAATCTACCGTGTTTAGTCACTTTCTTTTCGAGTGGTTTGATGAATTTGCCGTAATGAATGTTAAAAATTGGTTTTCT